GAAAATGTGATTTGTGTATTTCGTTCGGCTGTAAGCTCCAAAGCATTAAGCTGAGAATCGAAAAGGAAATACTTTTGACCCACTGTTTTGTCTCCAAAGATAGTAGTAAAAACTTTTCCTAAATCTTGGTACAAATCGAAATAAGAGTAAGCTGTAGCCGGATCGCTTCCAAAATCTACGTCACCCGTAAAGGCAAAAGAACCTGACTTGTCTCCACCTTCCAGCCTTACGCCCCAATCTCCAGAGCAGTTGTTCCGTACTGTAATACCCTCATTAGTCAACGATAGCGAGCCAGAAACCTGACAAACTACAGGTAAGCCCCTCCACTGGAAAACAAAATCCTTACCTAATTTGTGTGTTGCCATGATAAATTTCTATGATTGAATAATAATATGACTAAATGTAATTCTTTTTCTGAATACTACCAAAGATTGACCAGGTTCAACAAATGAAGTACTGGCCACCTTGGTAGTCGATAGTACCTGAATAACCGAGTTATCAATATTAATTGATTGACCGTTTAGCAGATTTACCTGAATTTGAATATTATCAGAAATAAATTCGCTTGCGAGCCGAGATCCTGACCCGTTCGGAAACTTTGTGATTATATCGAGCGATATTGTTGCGGTTTGCCTGAATGTTGAAAAATTATTAGAAGTCTCAACCTCATTTTGATCTGTAATTAGAATATAAGCCTGACTAGCCCGATAGGTTGCCGTTTGCTGATTTGGGTTTACCATTTCATCCAAAACAGGAATCGTAACACCCTCCAATACTAATGGATTGAGTAATTCCAAATAAGCAAGCCTTAGCAGGTTTGAGACTTCTTTCATAATTATCTAATAGCGTTTGCAATATTTGTGTTCAGATCAGAAACTAAATTAGCTGTATTTCTGATCCACGCAGGGAATAAAAACGGCCTCCCTCTCAATGTCCCTAAACCGTTCTTGAAAAACGTCATTGCAATGGCCCGCATTTCTGAAGTATAGCCCGGACCATTCAATATTTGTACTGCGCTTTGTCCAGTGCCAAATTCCGCATACGCATCAAAATCCTGTGTACCTTGAATACCGATTACAAATGTAAGCCCATTGTTTGAGGCTACCTTGTCAATACGCTGCTTTAGATTTAGAACGATTCCATCGACTTCTGAATCCAATGAGTTTCCGGAAAGACTTCGTGGAGCTGCGTTTTTTGCCTCAAAATCAATAGCTGAAGCAGTTGAGGCCAAGGTTCTTTTTGCTGCATCGATAGCCAAAGACCCCCTGTTATTAATATCCCGCAAAGCTGCATTTAATCCTATGACTCTTACTGACATAATTATAATGTTGATCCTGTAATGATATATTCCCGATGTTGTCGCTCATCATTTTCCTGAATTGACTTGATTTGAATATCCTTACCCTTGTACGTTATTCTCATTGCAACAGTTGGAATGAATGAATTTCTGTATTGAATCCGAAAGGTATAAATCAATGGTAGATCCATTTGTCCAGCCTCAGTAATATTGAAAGCTTTGGTAATCTTGACCGCTGCAAAGGTTGTGATCAGATTTACGAAATTAGGGACAGTACCGCCAAACCCATCAGAAATATTCTGGAATGACTTGAAATTAATCTTTTGATCGTATGATCCTGATTTCATCCTATGAATGAGTGTCTATACTTGTTTTCCTTATTGATCGAGCTGTTTACAGTCATATTTATTGCCTGTGTAGTTCCGTTTTCCCGGTAGCTGTAACCTGTAGCAACTCGCATAAGAATTGCTAGTTTCAAGTCAGCAGGCAAAAAAGAATATCCAGCTTCATACCTATAATCCTTGTTATCGTCTTCTTTGTCCCAAGATTTAGGCTCGACATAAGGGAGTATTGGGTATATCTTCTCATGATCCGTATTACCTGTTATCTGAATAGTTTTCAGTCCGTAGGCTCTTCCTGTGTAGCTCTCAGACTCAGATCGTGCTGCAATTATGAGTAAACTAATAAGCAAATCCCAATCGGGATAATCTATCTGTAAGAAGGATTTCGCCTCCTCTAAGCTTACAGGTTCATTTGCTAGATCTGTTATTACTTCAATTTGTAGCATGGTTCAGCTATTTTCGTTTCCCAAATGTAAGGATTTTTTTGGAGCTTCTGGTAGAGGCATCCAATGAGTGACTCCTGAAGCTCTTTCAGGAAACTCACCATGCCAATAAAAACCACTAATCGAATAGTATATAATGCCGCCATAAACAGAATTGTCATCAAAACAAGCCGTGACCATTTGTTTGTCCTTAGGCGGTTTATCGATGGTTATCCATCCTTCCGAAACCACTGTATCGATAGCGATTCCTAAATCTGTTGGGTTAACCATTCTTTTTGATTCTCCTAGTTCACCATCAAATCGCCTCCATTCATTGTGCTCAACCAGTATCTCTCTAGCTTCTTTAATAGTCATATCGCTATTTAGTTTAATTACACATAAATCTAATCAATTTTAACCAAAAAAAAGCCCCCGATTTCTCAGAGGCTCCCAATCTATTTTTTTTGCTCAGTACTATACTGCTGAATCTAGTTCCTCAATCGCATCTGTAAGCAATCCTTTCACCAATACCTGCGTATCATTGGCAGAAACAAACTGAACTAGCTCCTGCTCAACCAATACCGTTTTCAGGTTCTTGACAAAATCGTCTCCCGACATTTCAATTTGTACGGTCATATTACCAGTGAAGCCGACATTAATAACACTCAAGTCACCGCCAATGAAATCAAAAGATCCCAAGTTTGCCTCGGTACGAATCAAAGGCACTCCGAAGGCCGAAACATCGCCTTGAGCGTTGATCGTAACCCCTGCTGGCACAATGTACCTGCCATCAGCGTCCTTTGTGGATAGCAGCACATCAACAATACCGCCTTTTACATAGATACCATTTGTAACTCCTGAAGCTTTTCGAACCTGTGAAATGACTCCCAACATCACATCCCATCCGGTAGGGCTTGCTACCTTACCATTCAAATCTCCACCCGTGAATAATGTAGCGTCTAGCATTACCCCTTTCAAATTATTACCAGTTCCGTCACCTGTGAATAGTTGGTTTTCGGTAGCAATATCCACACGCTTCATCATGAAGTTTTGAATGTGCGAAACCAGTTGAGGTAAATATCTCAAGAACTCAGTAGTGATTTTTGAGTAAACAGGTATTTTTTTAGCTTTTCTACTTCTTTCCTCAAATCTAACCCCAATCTCTGTTTTTTCAGCAGCCTCAGCAATAAAAATTGGCGTGCCTGTGGAATCCAACATCTCCATCCACAGCGCGATAGGATTGTCCATCGCTAAAGATGCCTGAGAAACCCTTGTTAAATAAGAGGTGATTCTAGTACGAATATCAGATATGATCCCCGTGTTTTGAGTGATCGAAACCTGAGAGGCGGAGCCACTTGCTTCTACGGTATTATTAAGCCCAATCGCTTTTAGATTCAAGACTAAAGGCCCTGTCATTCTTCCCCCTGCTGCCAAAATAGAATCTATTTCAGCTTTCTTTTCTTTTGCGGCAATGTAGAAAGAATCTTCAAAACTCATTCGTTTTGTTTCTACCTTGGATCCAGGCTTATTCATGTTTGCAGAAAGTGTGTTTAAATCCTTTCGCAAAGCCTCCAACTCAGTAGCGTTCTTTGTACTTGCATCCTTATTTAACGCCAATTCTCCAATAAGCCCATTAGCTTTTTCAAATGCCTCTAGTGCCTTTGCCTGCGCTCCATCTACATTTGTTTTTAATGCAGTCTGAGCGTCTTGTATCTCTTTCTTTAATAGTTCAAAGTCCATTTTTAGGATTTTAGAATGTTAATTAATGATTTATATTGATCGGCTTCCAATTCCTTCAAAGTGTCTTTTGACGGCTTTAACAGTAATTCAAGTGATTTAAATTCTAGTTCTAACTTACTGAGTGTTTCATCTGTGCAATCCGAAGTCTGCAAGAATCTTTTTAGTTTTTCAAGGTAAAAAAATGCGTCTGCCTCGCTTTTTAGGTCTATTCGTGTTGTGTCAGGATTCATGCCCAGAAACTGAATAGCTGAAACCTCTAATAGCATTACTTCTTTCAGAATGTTTGCCTTTCGATTCCCATCGTACATTTCTTTGATTGTCACGTAGCCGTACGAATGCTGGTTAATAATTCCAGACTCAACCATCTTGACAAAATCAACTCCTTGGTTGTGGGTTCCGGCTTTCATCTCATAGCTCGCTGTCTGAGCATCTTCGTACACGTCAGTAAGAACACCGGGAACCATTTTTTTATCGTGATCCAAAAGAAACTTCATCAGCCTAGATCCTTTAGGGCCTCGTTCCATGATTGACTTTGCAAAAACTCCCTGCTCGGATATGTCACCGCCTAAGTCTTTGGTATTGTGCTTTGCAAATTGACCCGTAACAATTCCCTGCTTTAGATCAACATCTTTGAAACCTACATCAAGCCCTTTAGTTAACATTTGCATATTCGTTTAGGCAAATATACATTAAAAAGTAATTATAAAAAAAATCCCTCT